GGCGGGAGTGAATGTTGGGCGTGACGTGAAACAGTGAGTAGCCAACCAGCCGGTCTCCCCACCACAGTCCAAAGCTTTTGGAGTAGCCGAGGGTTTCGAGTTCAAACAGCCGCGGCCAATCGACTTGGAAATCATCCTCGCCTTTGTCAATTTCGACCTCCTCCCAGTGACGGACGAACATCGCTGCGGCGCCTGCGTCTATGCCATCCCCGATCGAGCACCAGTCGACGACATATTTGCGTAACCGAAAGGCTGACTTCCCCATCCTCTCGGTTACGCAAGTCTCGCTCACCTACGCCTCGCGTGGTCCGAGCGTTGTCGGGGACGCAGCAGGACCGCTGCGGGTGGGGCTGTCGTTGACGCTGCCGCCCTTGGGCCGCATACCGCTGTCGCCAGGCGGGTTGCTGCGCGTCAGCCCCGCGTGAAGATCGGTCATGTTGGACTTGCCTTTGGCCATATTCATTCTCCTAGGAAGGGCACAGGATATTCCTTTTGCCCGCTGGCGTCTACGCTTTCATAAACGCCGCAACAGCTACGGCGATCGCGGTGACAAAGCCGCCAACGCCGATCAACGCACCCAAGTCCAGCCGACTGTTTGAGCGAGTGTCGTCGATGCCTTGCTTAAGGCTTTCAATTTTGCCCACTCGCTCTTTAACATCTGACAACATTGTAGTGATGTTGGCCATCCCCACTGTGAATGTCGCCGCGTTCTGTTTTGATTGCTCGCCCGCGCTCGTCTCGCTCTTGAGGATGGCCTTCTCGGATGCAGCAGCCTGTTCCTTCACCGCATCCTTGGCCGCTGACAGAGCGGCGTCCACGGCCACCTTGGTGTCCGTCTTCTGCTCTTGGCGTCGGCTTTCAATAAGCGTGAACTCACGTTCGATAGAGTTGAACCGCGCCTCTCTTGACGTATTCATTCCTTCCATCTTGGCAACAAATAACTCTTTGTCTGCCTCACGCAGATCGTCGATGCGTTTTACCGCTGCCTCCACCATGTCCAACACGTTCTTGGTGGGGTCGATGGCGAACTGCCCGGACCCGTCAATCGGCTGACCAGTCTGCTGCATTGGCTTTGCGGGATCGGTCATCACTCGGGCGCCGGGTCAAGCAGGTTCCACGCCCGCATGACGGCCAGTGGCGTAAACATCCGGCCGATCCGCTGCTTCAACAAGTGCACATCATCGACCGACACGTCGAGCGGACCGGTGGCCTTGAAGATATTTTGGGCGAGCACTGCCTGCCGCACCTTTGCTTCTCCGCTTAGCTCTTCTGGTTGGCCGTTAGGCCCCGGAATAGCATTAAGCAGGGCAGCGATCGACACTGTACCAAGTGTCGCCGGCTTATCCCCTTCCATCAACGGCTCGTCGCCCAAGCCCATCAGCGTCTGTTGAAAATCAATTTTCATTACCCAATCGACCCGTGTGTGAGAAAGGATGAACGAAGAAAGTTACTAAGGTTAATGGTCGATGTGAGGTCTGTTGCAACTGCGGGGGTGCCTGTTATCCGTGCTCCCACGACTTGGTTGGCGCCGACAAAGAGGGAGGTAAGTTGCAAAATTCCGGTGGTGCCGCCAAGCAGCAAACCGCCGGTCGACAGCCGCTGCAAGGTAGTATCGAATACCGCCGACCCCGATCCCCACGACATGCCGCCGCGTTCGTTGACCACCCACGTAACCGTCGTTTCGTTCGACATGATCGAGACGAGCAGCGAACAGTTGCCGGGCGCTGGCGGGGTCATGCCGGCGAATGTCGCCGCCACCATCGGGACAAACACAATGCCCTGCTCACGAACGCCCGACATCAACATCCCGCGACGAAAGCCGGGACCAGAGCCTTCTCCCACGGATCGCTGAATAACAATGGCGGTGTCTGGCGAATAGGTTGAACCGGTGTTGACCACGAGACCGCTGCCGTAGGCATGACTATAGTTCGAGGCATTATTCCCCGCCTCGTTATTCATATCTATCTCAAGGCCCCACCGCACGGTCCCTGAACTGGCGAAGCGCGCCTGCAAGTTTCCGGCAACGATCGGCTGCGTACTGTCTGAACCGCCGAACACCACCCCCGAAAGCGCCACGCTGTCGTTGAGCCCAAGCGTCGAGAACGGGGTAGCATTGGTTGCCCCGCTGGTGATGAACGCCGAAATGGCGATCTTTCCGCCGCTGCCGTTGGGGTTGGTGGTCAGGACGCGGAACGGTCCTGCTGGCTCACCGCCTGCATAGGCCGGGAAATTGGCGCCGAATATGGCGATGCCCGGCTCGCGTGTCGCTCCGCCGATGCTGTAGCCTGTAGCCGACGGGTAGAGCAGAACTCCGCCGCCGATACCCCTCAGCGCGGCGCGCGCGGCGGTATCTGCCGCACTGTCATTGGCGACGTTGTTACCAACCGCGCCAAAGTCCATGATGCCCGCTATGTCACTGAGCTTGGTTTGCACCGTCCTTGTAACTGCGCCTGCTCCGGGCTGCGTGAAGGAAGTGTTTAGCGAGCCGCCGTTTGGCGGGATCGCCCAAATCCCGTCTGCTCGAAGGAAGGCGCCTGTGCCCCCCGGAGACAGAGGCGCTTGGCCGGCGCTGGTCCCGCTGAATATCGAAGTCGCCTGGTTGACAGCGCCAAGCAGCATATTGAGATTGGCCTGCATCTGCGCGCCGCTGGCGACAAAGCCATCTACCTCGTTGAAGGGAAGCGAATAGGCCATCAGCTAAGCCCTTACGTCTTGATGCAAACGAGCAGCGCGATATTGCGCGGCCGAGTTTCAGTGCCGGTTGAGGGGTTGGTGGTCGACGTGTCTGTAAGGCCGTTGACGGCGAAGCTCGATACTCGAAAAGCTCCGTCCAGTCCGGTCCCGTGATAGGTCGTTATGGAATGGGAATGTGGAGCAATGTCCGCCGCTTGCGCCGAACCAAAGGTACGCGCCGCATCAATCCCGCGTCCATCATCCCAGCTTCGAATAAACTCACCGCGAAGCTCGGGCAGATTGAACGTGGTGGTTCCATCTCCCGGTCCAAACACCACGCCGATCGCCGCGTACAACGCCGCATATGTCGTCCGCGATACCGCTGCGCCATTGCACTCCAGATAGCCGGTGGGCGGTACGCTTCGCGCAAAATGAAACACCGCGCCAGCAGGCGTACTGCCAAGCGGAGCGCCGTTGAGGGTCGGCGTTCCGGTAAGCGCAGGCGAGACCAGCGGGGCGTAGGTAGACGTTGCCGATGCCGTGGTAAGATAGCCCAAGGTCGCTATCTGCGCAGCGGTCTGATAGCCTAGCCCCTGCACCCATGACATTGTCGTGAGGTCGCCGGGCAGCACCGGAGTGCCGCCGTTGTAAGCTTTGAAGCCCCCCATATTGAGTGGGCCCGCAGCCGCAATACTGCCATCCTTGGCTAAGGAATTGTTCAGCCCGTTAAGCAAGGCCACGAAGTTGGCATAGACTTGCGTAGCGTCGGCAAGGGTTCCGTTTACCTCCGTGTAAGGAAGGGAGTAAGCCACTGCGTTCCCTTCCTACTTCGGTACGTCTACGCCATATCCTAAAACTTGGTAGCGCACAAATATATTGCCGATCAACTGTCCTACGTCAGACGAAGCGGAAATCCGCATACTGGCCTGCCGAAAGTTAAGCGGCTTTGACCATTTAACCGGGTAGCGGCGGAAGGTTCCGCCCGACGTACCCCACAAAAAAGCGCCCCATGTCGCTGTGCCCCACACCGGGTTCGTTCCGCTTGGGTCGGGAGTTATCGTGACGCTGTCAAGAAACGATCCCTTTTCATCCAGCACGGTTATCTGAAGCGGGTCGGCAGCAGGAGAAGCAAAGCCGATCGCAGTCTCGATGACCTGGTTGTAAGTAAGATCCTGGTTATCGGGGAGCAGAGTGGTGTTGTAGATCCACGACAACTGCACCCCGTTCTCGATAAAGGTACTGGTGTTCTTGGGCACCGTATCGGCGTACCAGATAGACCCCGGAACGCCGATCGGGACAGACAGAAACCCCGCACCATTGGGGTGCGCCTCAAGCATTGCCGAGGCAAACGTGTGCGGCCCGCTCCACTGATCTTGCGCCGGATGAAACCAATACTCTCGCGGTTGTCCGGTTAGATCAACTGCACTGGTTATTGATATGCGATAAGTATTTTCCGCATAAGCAGCGGTCATTCGCGACGGCACAAGGGCGTTGAGGAAGGGCACGGTGACGCCCGTTCCTTCTACCCCGAGCGGCGGGCTTTGTACTCCGGTCAGCCCCAGGATGCGAACGCCGTCGGTTGCTACCGCCATCACCCCCAGCGGAGTTTCGATAATCGTATTGGGCGCCAGCGACCCGACCGAGCCCGTCACGGCATTGACGGCCAGGTTGCCCGTGGTCGCATCGCCTGTCACCTGATAGAAGCTCTGCGCCCCTTTGTAGACGGTCAGCGATTGCTGGATGCCGCCGGTCAACTGCGAGGTCAGCGGCAGGGCCATGATCGCGGTGACTGGCGATTGATCGCCGATGGTGAGCGCCTGCGTCGACTGCGTCACCTGTGTCGGGTTGAGCGGGTCGGAAAAGATCGCATATTGATTAGCGCCGTACCAGGCGCGGCCGTTGAACGCCGAGCCGCACGACGGGACAATGCTAAGCGCCGCCCCGTTGAGATTGCCTGCTCCCCACAGCGGCGCATTAAGCGAACCTCCCGCCACCGATAGCGCAACGCCATTGGCCGTGGCCGTGGCGTTGGCCGAGATCGTCACGCTTCCCCCGCCGGTTATCGTAAGCGACGAGGCTGCACCCGAAGCAATCGCCGCCTGAGACAGTGTAAACGTCCCCCCGGTGATCGCCGTGATGTAAGTTCCGGTGAGCAGGTTAGGACCGGTGATCGTCATGCCAACCGCGACACCCACCGTATTCGCCACCGCCGTAACCGAAGTCGACGCCGCGGTAGTGGTCCCCGTTGTCGCCAGGCTGAAGGTGCCGTTTATCATCGACAGGATGTACGCTCCCGCTGGTATGCCAGCGCCGGTAATCGTGTGTCCGGGCTGATACCCGGACAAGATCGGCGCGGAGTTACCCACGTTGGTTTGCAAGCTGGCGATGATCGGTGAGCCCGTGGTCGTGTTGCCGGTGACGGCGCCACTGGAGAAGTTCGATACGTCAAACCAGCCAAGGTAGACATTGTTCGCCCCGGTGTAGCCGCTGTGGCAGACCATGACCTTGCCACCAGCGCCCGAGAAGATGAGCGGGGACACCCAAGCACCCGAAGTGGGCAGAGAGGCTGGTAGCAGCCCTGTGGCGACCCCTGAGACGGTAAGCAGGGCATTGGTGCTGATGCGATAGACGAACGGCTGGTCCTTGCCGGGGTAGGTCGTCGACTGGATCAGGCCATAAACATAGTCCCCCGTGGCATGAATGGCGCTGATAACCCCTGTCGCATTGATCGAGGAGAGGTCGACCAGCTTGATCGCGGCGGGGCGCGGCGTCCAGAAGTTCGGGGTTGAAGGGGCAGGAACGAGGTTCTGCGCGACCGACAGCCCGCCTTCGGCAGCATTGGTCGCTTCGATCGCGTCGATTAACGTCCGTGGCTTGAACGTAAAAGTTTGAGCGTTGCGGATAGGCACACTTAAAAGCCCAGCTTCTTGGTGTTCTTCAAGCCGCCCCCGCCAGTGCCAAAGCGCCTCTTGTCCAAAGTGACCACGTTCGTCCGGGTGCTGTCGTCGTCCTTCAGCTTGAGATATCTCAGCAGGATGCCCTGCGCGCCGCTGTCGCCACCGCCAAGGAACTCACCCATGCGGGTGTCATCGGTCAGCGCCATCATCTCCCCCGCCAAACGTCGGCGCAGATAAGTCTGGTTGGGAAACCACGGGATGAGGTTCGAGCCTGATACATAGTCGGGCATCTGCCGACGATAGCGGATCGTGACCGGGTACGCGCCCGATGGCGGCGGATAGACGTACATCACTGGCACTGTGCTGATCTGGAGCGACAGGTCAGTGGCGTACATCTCGGGATAGCTGGTAATGCCAGCCTGCTGAATGAGGCTGTCGAACTCGTTCAAATCAATCGCGATCAGCGGGTAGGGCGAGCCCTGCACGGTAAAGAATACGTCGTCTATGTCGGCGCGAAGATAGTCGGCGGGGAGCGGTATCGGTCCGCTCCCCAGGCTGGTATTGAAGTTGAACGTGGTAACACCGCGCGCGACATCGAAGTCGTAGGTCTGCGCCAGGTCAGAAAGGATCATGTTGAACGTCTGATACCCCGGCACAGTAAAGCCCGGCACCTTCGCGTCGAGCAATGCCAGCGTGACAATCTGATCCCCGGTTAGCGGCATTACCCCAGCAGCCCTTCATACTCGGCGATCTTGGCCTTGCGCGCCTCAATCGCCTTCTCATACCGCTCTACGCTAATCATCACGCCAGTGCGATGCTGCTCCCGTTCGTTGACGTTCTTCTGCTTGTCCTCCGCAGCCTTGGCCACCGCCCCCTCAATCGCTCGAGCGGTCTGCTGCGCCAAACCTTTGGGGACATACTCGCCGCGCCGGCCGCTGTTGACATGCTCGTTGTAACCGTCCTCGAACGTCTCCTTGGACTTGGCCTGCATCTCGATTATCTGCTCGTCGAGAACCGCCTGCGCCTTGTCAAAGTTCGCGTCGACGTGTGCCAGGTCTTCCTTAAGCTGGTCGAACGTCGCCTGCTCCTTGGTGAGCTCGACACGCTCATTGACCACGTCGTAACGGGCTTTCTGCCGATCAAGCAAACCAAATACGCGATCAAAGCGGGCGTTGATCTCCGCGTCGCTTTCATCCTCCGCGACAAAGCATTGCGCCGTAACCTGCCGGTTGCCGTCGAGGTTGACAACAATCGAGTAGCCGATTGCCGTCGTCGCTTTGTTGGGGTCGTCGCGGCTCATGCCATCGCCTGCGGAGCGTTGGTGACGCCAACGCGGGTGAGCTTGGTATCGCGGCGCTGTAGCAGGTTTTGCGCCAGAGACTTGCCATCAATCTCCTGCTGATGGTTCCATGCGCGCTGCATCTGCTCCTTGATCGAGTTGGCGACGTGGCGCGGAACCGTGTAAGTATGGCCGTGCCAGAATGGCTCCATATTGACGTTCACCGAACCAGCGAACCCCGGCAGGTCGACCGTCATGTTGACCATCTCGTCCTTGATCGGATCGCCCGAAACCAAGCCTTCCTCGCGCTGCAAGCGCAGCTTCTCGTCAGCGATCAGCGTCTTGGTGGCAACGGCTTTGCGCTCTTTCTCGATCGCGTCGCGCGCTTCCTTCTTGGCTGCGGCGACCTCTGCGTCAGACAGGATTGCATGGTTCGCCTTGGCGTGAACAACTACAGGCTCGATCACAGGTTCGACGACAGGCTCAACCACGGGCTCGACTGCGGCTTTTACGGCGTTGTCGAACTCATCAACCTCGAAATCTTTGGGCTTGACCATCTCGTTGCTCCTTTGAGAAGTAAGCAGTGTATCACTTACCTAAAGCAGACGCTAGGTTGGCAACGGGTCGGGCGCGCTGCAATGCCAGCGCGCCCTTCGCGTTAGAGAACAGGCGGGATAGGCGTCGGGGTAGGCGTAGGCGTCGGCGTTGGAGTAGGTGTCGACGACGACACTGCATTGGTCAACGCCTTGGTTTTGGCGGTCATGTCCGCAGCCAGTGCGTCGATTGCCGCCTGAGTGGTGGGGTCCGACGTTGGGATTACGGCCAACTTATTAACGAGCGCATTGATGTCGGCGATCGCTGCGTCGATCTCGGCGCTCTCTGCGGTTTCAGCAGCTTGCAGTTCGTCTATTTTCTCGGCCATGATGTCTAGCTTCCTCTCGATGTTACCCAAGAACGGGTGGCAGTGATGGTTTGTCATAAAATCGCTTTCTTTACAATCGGCGCCCTGTCCTGCGCCTTGCGAAACAGGAACACGGCAGCAAAGCCGACGACTGCGGCGATGACGAAGATCAGGACCGAATGCATCATCCGATGCGCCAGTTCACATTGTCTGAATAAACTGGGACGGTATTCGCTCC